AAACATAGAATTTGCTACTTCTGGGCGAAATCCATCAACTCTCTCTGCCGACTTAGTAAACAAAAGATCTTTGATCTTGTCACTAATTTGAGAAGGTGCTTCGTCTGAAGCAATCATGTCCATTAAATCATCCATTGCTATAATCCAAAATTACTAATCGTTTTTATTTATATCTCACCACCCTTGGGTAGTTCTACTGATTTTGCATCAACTTGAGTTGCTCTCTCATCAGATCTAAGATCTGGTTCCATTACTGGTTGCCCAAGATTCATTTGTGATGTTTGATCTAAAGGCATTCCGGTTTCTGGGTCAATTGCTTGACTTGGGTCTGGAATAACTCCATCTTCAATTTCTTTTTTGATAAGAGCATCTTGTTCAAGAATTTCAGTATCAGTTTGGCGAAGAATCTTGCGTCTTACATAGTCTTGTGAAAAATACTTACCAACATAAGGTTCTGCAACTTGAACCATACCCAGTCTTTCATTTAACAGTTCAGCATCCTTAAGTTCTGCAAAATGATTATCATATAGGAAGTCATACTGAATATGTTCATTCATAACATCCCAGTCTGATGGAGTTATAATGTTCTTAAGAATAAGTTGAGTTCTGAGCATATCACTAAACATGTAAGAAAATCTCTTTCTTAATCTTGCTACGAATTTGCTGAACTTAACTTCATCTCTAAGAATTTCTGATGATCTTCCTAGGTTAAATCCCCCATCTCCACCAATTCTTGATGTTGGAACATTTAAAGATCTATAAAGTTTTTCTTGGAAATAGTTAATATCAGTAATTTCTCCAAGATTTTGTCCACCAGGAAGAGTTGAGATTTCAGTTCCTCTTCCACCTTCGCGACGAGGTAACCAGAAGTCCTCAAGCATCGCCATGAACTTTTTGTCATCACGAATTTCGCCAGTGTTTGCATCATAAACTAGTTTATTACGATATCTCATCATAACATCTCTGAGATATTGTTCCGCCTTTACCTTAGGCAAGTTACCAACATCAATATAGAAAATTCTACGCTCTGGAGCACGAGATAGTCTGTAAATTACAAGACTATCTTCAATCATGCGAAGTTGATTGAGAGACTTAATTGCTTTATGCAGATAAGAAAGTGTTGATCCCTTATTTCTATCTACAAGTCCAGATGTACAATAAGTGACAGAATCCTTAGTCATCTTGACGCCAGCATTCGATCCTCCAAGATTTCCAGGTGCTGGAGTTCCTGTTGGATACGTCATTTTTGGTTGATAAATGAAGTATTCTTCAATCTCAGGAAACTCATAATCCATTGGATTATCGATGTTCCTGCTAGTTACTCTATACTTATCTGCTTCATTCTTTTTTGCTTGTCTCACATAACGCATTTTCATTGCGTCAATATATCTCAGTTCCTGTATTCCTGCCTCAGGATTCTTGAGATCGATGACCTTGTGGTAATAAAGTCTTCCGTCAATATACCAATTTCTGTAAATTTCGTGAGATTTCTTATCAAAATCCAGAAGTTCTAAAATGTGCTTGAACTCCTGTCTTATTTTCTTTTTAATGCCGTCGCTAGCATTTAAATTATCCAGATCAATCTGAACTGGACTATCATTTGTATCACTTACAATTGCTTCATTTACAATATCTTCGATGGCGCTATCACACTCTGGATGTAGCGCCATTTCCCGATATCTTTTAATTAAATCAAATTCTGTTCTATAAACTCCTTCGATATCAACATACGAACCGAAAAATCCACTGCTTAAATAATGGTCAACCCCGTCCTCATTATTTGGAGGAACGGGGGAAATTGTAGTATCTGATAATGGTTCGTTATCTTCAATCGAAAAACCAAATAGTTTCGCCATGATTTAAATAAAAATGTATACTGCTCCTTCTATTTATCCTTGAGCAGAATTGCTACCTGGCGCTTCAGGATACCAGAAGTTAATTTGGAATTCTACAGTGAATTCTTCAATGGTATCTGTTGTGTCGTAAGACAAATCAATAGCAGAGACGTTAGTTGGGAAAATATCCTTGAACTTGTACTGTGCTAGGACATTAGCATTTCCGCCAGTACCAGTTCCAGTTTCTCTTCCAACAGATGCTCTTCCAAGTTGAACAACAGTTGCATCTGACATGTAGGAATTGGGTTCCGTGAGACCACTGTGATCAGAATACTGACCAATGTTTTGCATCCATGCTTCAAAAACTCTTCTATACTGGAAATCTTCGTCGTTAATGACTGTGATTGTCCAAGTATCGAAAGTTCTATCTCCAGCAACCTTAAAAGTTCTTCCGCGAAAAGGAACTTCAATTGGTGAAATATTTGAAGCGGGCAGAGCAGCTGCTTTGCACATAAATGTAAACTTCTCTGCATCATATTGTCCACCACCATCACCCTGAACTCCAAGATTCACTCCTGAAGGTAGACTTGGGAGAGTAACTTCAAATAGATTGGGACGAGCGCCACCACCAGCAAGTTTTGTCTTAAATTGTGAGAGACCTTTGAGAGTAGCCATTTTTTAATCCTCCTTTTTAATTAATTTATTGAGATGATCAAACAGATCCAGCAACTTCTTCAAAGCTTACGCCAGTTCTGGTTGCGACGAAGGTTAGAGTTACATAATTAATTGATTTAGCTGGTTTCAGGAAGATATCAGCTCTAAACTCATTATTATCAATCACATCTGGAGTATTATTTGTTTCATCGCAGCGAACGAAGAATCCATACAGACCTCTCTTCGCTTGAACATCACGTAAGTATGGTTCAACTACATTAATGAAGTTTGCTCTAGTAATCTCGTCATTCAATTCGAAGAGTTGTGCCTGAGCGGTTCTTTCGAGTGCTTGCTCTACAGTCAAGAAGAGGCGGCGAACGTTAATTCTGTCGAATGCGGAAGCAAAACCGAGAGCAGTCTTATCACCAAAGAGAAGAATACCAATGCCTGGTTTGTTGACAATAGCGTTAATTCTTTGAGGATAAAGTTGGTCTCTCTGTGCTTTATTTGGATTATATGCTAGTTTAATAGCATTGTTCAGGATACCTCTTTGCTGTCCTGCAGGTGAGAACCAAGGGTATGCAAAGATGGAAGTTCTTACACACAGACCGGCAACATCACCGTTACATGGAATATAACGGAATCTGTTATTAAAGCGGTCAAAAGTATACTTATATCCAGAATCAAAAATTGCATATGATGAGGATGCAAGTGGTGAGAAGAACTCTAGAATATTATCAGTTTGAGTATCTGAATTTGTGATATCAACAACATCTGCGCGATGTGGTGAAATTACAGCAACACAGTCTTTTCTTCCATTAGCAATAGAAATCAGTTGATTTGCTTTTGCTTGTGATTCGAACTTGTTTCCTAATCCAGGACCCATGATTAAGTAATCAACAGCAATTTCGTCTTTGTTGGAGAAGAGATTGTATGAAGTAAATAAATCACCTAGGGTTGCGGTCATTCCACCAGAGTTTGAATAATCCTTTCCTCCGGTGAGATTATAAGATACGTTTCCAAGCGCACTATAAGTTCTATCCTGAGCATCTAAGTTCCATAGACCTTGTGATGTTGTATTTGCGGTAAATCCTGAACTAAATCCAGTTGGAACCACATCTTCATTTGCATTTAGATCATCAGATGGATTGTCTCCGACATAAACATACTTGGAGAATATTGCAAGATAATTCTTCCACCAAATCTTCTGTGGAGAATTAATTGCGGAGATAGCATCAGTTGCTTTAGAAAGTCCGATGAATTTTTCAAGTAAGTTTCCTTGAATACCAGTTACTGAACCAGTATCATCTACAACTACAACGTGGATTTCATCGCTCTTACCATTCCTATCAATAGAATACTGCGAAGTTCCTGGTTTAGGAGCAATTGATCTCCAGAAAATGCTTGTGTTGGTAAGATTTAAAATTTGTTGGTCGTACCAATCTAAGATTGGATTATTTCCTGTGTTGATTGATACGCTTGTAGTAGCAAAACCAGCATTAGTTAATACGTTAACCGTCAGTGAACCACCTGAGGTGGCTGGTTTAAAGGATCTTAGTTGTGAAAGTTGAGCATATTCAACTTTAGTTTCAGTTCCTGCAGTATCTACAACAGAGACAACCTTTACATCTAAAGTGCTTGCTCCGATTCCAGTAACAATACCCTTAAGATAACCATTGAAAAGTGAGGTAGTTCCTACACCCGCAGATGGAACATTGGTTAAAACTGTGGTTACTGCATATCCAACCTGAGTAAGTGCTGTTGCGGCAGATCCAACATAAAGAGTTTGATCCGCTTTATCATCAATCACACATACCTTAAGATTGTTTGCCCAGGAACCAGGACTCTTAGCGGCAAAGATGTAGTTTGCAATATCATCTGCATAATTTGCCTCATAATCATCAAAATTCTTAATTTTGAGAGTTGGTTCACCTGCAGTTGAAACACCAGCGGAGTTTCTGATTGCGTTAGCATTTACTAGGTTAGCGCCATCAGTTCTTGCTACCTTTAGAACGCCACCATATGAAAGGAAAGAAGATGCACTCATCCAATACTCATACTGAGCATCTGTGGAAAGTGGCTTTCCAAAAACGTCGATTAATTCGTTTTCTGTAGTGATGTCAATTGGGTCATCTACGGGGCCAATTGCAAAAGGTCCAGCAATCGCACCGATATTATCTAATACATTATCAGCTCTTCCTACTGTTAAATCAACCTCCCTGACTAATACTCCAGGAGATAATTGAGGAGTCGCCATGTTTTTCTCCGTAAATCTCAGATTAACTGGAAATATTTATTAAAAAGAGTATTTCCAGTGGGGAAATGGGACGTGAATATCTACCAATCAGGATAAATCCAATCAATCCGTGACGATGGATACTTTTTCTTGCTCACATTAACCCTGTTTATTGTACATTCTTTACATTCATATGCATACGAAGAAGCAACTGCTCCGCGATCTTTACGTGTTCTGTAAAATCCATCTATTAAATTTTTTGTTTCCCCACATATTCTACATTTCCTATCAGTTAAAAATAAGTGACCTAACTTTATTTGTTTAT